CGCCCTAGCATTAAAGCCAACCGCGGCTATCACTTAAACGCACTCTATGCGCCCATTGGCTTAGGCTTAGGCTGGAAAGCAATTGCCGAAAAATGGCTAAGCGCGCAAAACGACACCAGCGAGCTTAAAGCCTTTATTAATACCTACCTGGGCGAAGTATTTAAAGAGGACGGCGAAGAGCAGGACCCAGCCTCGTTAATTATGCGGCTTGAGGTTTATCAAGAGCCGCCAATTGCCTTTAAGACCGCCGGCGTGGATGTACAAAAAGACCGCCTTGAAGCCAGTATCGTCGGCTGGGGTAAGGCTGAAGAGTGCTGGCTGATTGACCACATTATTATCCCCGGCGATACCGCCCAGCACCATGTTTGGGATGAGCTGCACGACACCTTGGCTGATAGTGGCATTAAATTGGCTGCGATTGATAGTGGCTATAACACCAGCATGGTGTATGACTTTTGCGAAAAGCGAAAGTGGACTGTGGCAGTGAAAGGTGTTGAGGGTTTAGGCCGTCCACTGATAGAAGACGAAAAGAAACGCCGCGCCCGCATGCGTGTGCGTCGCAAGCGCGGTGTGCATGTGGAGCCGCTAGGCGTCGATCAGGGCAAGGCCCTTATCTACTCGCGCTTAAAACAGCAGGAGCCAGCCGCCGGTTACATTCATTTTCCACAAGAGGCAGCTTTTGATGATGAATACTTCAACCAGCTGACTGCCGAAAAGCTCATATTAAAAATCAAAGGCACCCGCCCATTTCACATGTGGGTAAAAACCCGCGCACGAAATGAAGCGCTAGACTGTTTTTTATATGCCATGGCAGCCATGCGCCTATGTGCAGTAGATTTAAGCAAGTACATACAGGCAGGCCAAACACTACCCACGAATAAACCAAAGCGCCGATCAATCGTAAGGAAATAACTATTTTGCTGCCATTAAATAAGCCAGAAACAAACGATATTGTTTTAGATATTTTAAAAAGGATAGAAGCAATTTTTATTGCTGAAGGCGGGCTTACCACCTTAGATTTTGTGAAAGTAGAACAGGAAGTACGCCGCGACTGGAGTGGTGAGCGGCCCTATATTGGGAAAAAACTATTAAGCGATGAATTCATATCATCACGGCGGCGAGAGGTGATAAGAATGGTGAGAGCTGGAGAAAGCTTTTTATTTATTGGCCGAAAATTTGGCATATCACGTCAACGCGCTTATATGATCTACAAGGGGTAAATAGCAATGGCTGCAAAAAATGAAATTACAAATGACCTGATGGTTTCTAAGCAACTATCACCGCAAGGGCAGATTACGCATGAGCGTATATTTGGCGACAGATGGCGCAAGCATAATGGAGAGGGCTGTCCGGTACCAGCCGGCATGCTAGTCGAGATTGAAACCTACAATGCGATAAAAAATATTTATGCAGCTGATGCTATAGATTGGTCTTTGGTTAAGTTCTACCGTCAACACTTCGCCTTAAAAGATTGACAGCTTGCATGGCAAAGTATGGCATGGCTAAAACTATTCAAATTACTGAACCACTGGAATTTACAGCAGGCGATACGGTCACTTGGCATAAGTCGTTAAGTGATTATCCTGCCAATGATGGCTGGTCTCTGGTTTATACGCTCATCAATGCCACCGCAAAATTAAGCATCGCAAGCACGGCTTCTGGTAGTGATCACGCGATTAACATCACTGCACTCATTTCATCCGGCTATGCTGCCGGCATTTATAGCTGGCAATCTTGCGTTACCAAAGGCCTAGAGCGCTACACCGTCGGTGCTGGCAATATTCGCATTCAGCAGAATCTAGCCGGCGAGGTTGCCGGGGTTGACCTGCGTAGTAGCGCAAAAAAGTGCCTAGACCAGCTTGATGCCGCCCTGGCTAATTACGGAAAAAAAGCCTACCTACAAGCCTATGAAATCGCAGGTAGAAGCATGAAATTTAATGCACCTAGTGATTTTCTGACCTTTCGCTCAAAAATACAGCAAGAGGTAAACCGAGAAATCGCGGTAACGCGCATAAAAAACGGCTTATCTGCACGCAATAAATCCACGATCGGGTTTTAATGGCTAATTTTATTACTAAACTTTTTACTAAATCTACCCCAACGACTGGCGCAAAATTTCAGGTGCGGCGATTTAACGCGGCTATTGTTGACCGCTTAACCAGTGGCTGGCTAACGACGACCAGCAGCATCAATCAAGAATTAAAAACAGATCTTGATAAACTACGCGCCCGCTCGCGTGATTTGGCAAAAAATAACGATTACGCTAAAAAATTCGTCAATATGGTGGTAGCCAATGTAGTTGGGCCAAATGGCTTTAACTTGCAATCGCGCATCATGAGCAACGAAACCACGCAAGATAAACCGGCAAACGACGCTATTGAATCCGCATTTTATGAGTGGGCAAAAAAAGGCGTCTGTGAAATTTCTGGGCGCATGAGTTTTGCCGAGTTTGAACGGGCGCTAGCGCGGTGTTTTTCCCGTGATGGTGAGTACCTGGTGCGCATTATTCGCGGCAAGGCCGCTAGAAATCGCTTTGGCTTTGCCGTGCAGCTGCTCGATATTGATCGACTCGATACGCTATACAACCAAACTATGAGTAGCAATAGCAATGCTATTGTGATGGGCGTTGAAATTGATGCTTATAGAAAGCCGGTGGCATATTATTTATTTTCTAGCCATCCTAGCGAAACCAATCAATCAACCCGCGTGCGCGAGCGCGTACCCGCAGAAGATATTTACCACGATTTTATTTATGAAAACCCAGAGCAGATTCGCGGCATCCCATGGATGAGCGCATCGATGCTGACACTGCATCACCTGGGTGAGTTTGAACAAAGCGCATTAATTGCTGCGCGCAAAGGGGCCAATACGCTGGGATTTATTGTATCGCCAGACGGATCAACTATTAATAGTGATGCCAATGATGACGACCCAATCAATATCAGCGTACCAGGCGAATACGATACTTTGCCTGAAGGATATGACTTCAAGCCTTACGATACAAAATACCCGGACGCCATGCTTGGCCCATTTGTAAAAAACTTTTTACGCCGTGCATCTAGCGGCCTAAATGTGGCTTATAACGGCTTGGCCAATGACCTAGAAGGGGTGAATTTTTCAAGTATACGCTCCGGTGTAATTGATGAGCGCGAGCAGTGGATGACCATTCAAAGCTGGTTTATAGACTCATTTATGAGCCCGATGTATGAAGAATGGCTTGGCGCAGCATTACTCACCAGTGCCATCACATTGCCTAACGGCTCGGCTCTGCCCGCCAGCAAAAAAGAAAAGTTTAGCGTGCACACGTGGCAAGGGCGGCGCTGGCAATGGGTGGACCCGATGCGTGATATTGAAGCAAGCCTATTAGCTATCCGCTCCGGCCTTAATTCACCTTACATTATTGCAAGTCAAATGGGGCTTGACCTAGATGATGTAATGCAAGACTTAGCCCGCGCCAATGCTAATGCTCTAAAACTTGGATTACCCGCATTTGCGGCACCAGCGCCAGCTGCTGTTACCCCGGCTATTACACCTGCCCAAGAACCTGTAGACCAGGCTAAAAGCATTGTCGTAAATGTAGCCGCGCCGGTGACCAATATTACAACCCCAGAAGTACGAGTAGAATCACCGGTGCATATTCACGAAAAAGCGTTTTATATTGACGCGCCAATCACTACGCCAGAGCCAAAAGTAACGCTAGAGGCCACCATTACCCTGCCAGAAAATAGCCTTACTATTAATCCTGCCGCATAAAAATAGCTGCGAATAACTACTGCCACTTAAGCAGACTGTTCACATATAAAATAAATTGCACCATAGCCGTCCTCTGGGGCGGTTTATTTCACCTAAATATTTTTATGTGCTTTCCGGCAATTAATTTATAATAATATTTATAATCAATAAACGAAATAAACTTAATTATGACAAATAAAGATGTTTTTCATTTTGATGAAGATAAAGAAAACTTTGAAACCTTTGCTTTTCAGAATGGTTTTCGATATTGGTTAGCTTCAGATCTAGCTACTATGCTTGGATATAGCGATACAGATGCTACAAAAAAAGCAATAAATAAGGCAATGACCGTATGCTTAACTTTAAATATTGCTGTAGCTGATAACTTTGCACAGATTAGCTCTGTAGCTGACAAAAATGATTTTAAGCTATCAAGGTTTGCTTGTTATCTAACTGTAATGAATGGCGATATTAGAAATGAAAAAGTCGCAAAAGCTCAGGCTTACTTCGTTGGGTTAGCCGAAGCATTCCAAGAACATTTTCAGCAATCTGAATCTGTTGAACGGGTTCTAATTAGAAGCGAAGTTTCAGAAAGAGAAAAAACATTAAGTGCAACTGCACATCAATATGGGGTTATTAATTATCCATTTTTTCAGAATGCCGGCTACAGAGGCATGTACAACATGAATATTGGAAAGCTAAAATCATTTAAGGGGCTGGCAGAAGGTTCGTTACTTGACTTTATGGGCAAGGAAGAGCTTGCAGCAAACTTATTTAGAATTACCCAGACTGAATCAAAAATAAAGAAAGAAGGCATAAAAGGCCAAGGTAATCTTGAAAGAACAGCTGAAGGCGTAGGCCGAGACGTAAGGAACACTATGATTAAAATAAGTGGAACAACACCTGAAAGCCTTGCTCTAGAAGGTGATATTAAGAATGTTAAAAAAGGTATTAAGGTTGCCCATAAAGAGCTTACTAAGCTGGATAAAAAATAACACCCCAAGCAATAAACTAACCCGCTCCGGCGGGTTTTTTATTGCCCATCATTCACATATTCACCTATACGCAAATATCGTACAACTGGAATCAACTAGCCACCTTCGGGTGGTTTTTTATTGCCTGCCATCAAGCTGTCAACACTTAGCCTTATCTTGTTGACGCACCCAGTAGTTTAATGACGCATATGAAGGAGCGTTTATGAAAACTATTAAGCCAGGCACAAAAGAACATCGCAGCTTTGCGCTGAATCGTGCCGCCATCAATGAAGAATCCAGAACAGTAGAACTAGCCTTTTCAAGTGAAGAGCCTTATGAGCGTTGGTGGGGGATTGAAATTCTTGATCACACACCAGCAAGCATTCGGCTCGGCCGCTTAAAAGAAGGTGGTCCGTTACTCATGGACCATGACAGCCGTGATCATATTGGCGTAATTGAATCGGTACAGATCGGCGGTGACCGAGTAGGTCGCGCCGTGGTGCGCTTTGGAAAAAGTGTTCGTGCTGAAGAAGTATTCCAGGATGTAAAAGACGGCATTCGTCGCAGCGTTAGCGTGGGCTACATGATCCACAAAGCACAGCTAATAGAAGTCGATGGTAACCCCGGTGAAGAATCAGACGATGATACCTATCGAGTCACTGATTGGGAGCCGTTTGAAGTTTCCCTTGTATCAGTCCCAGCGGATGCATCAGTAGGCGTTGGGCGCAGTCTTGAAGAACCAAATCCTATCATTGAAATAAAAAAAGTGGAGTATAAGAAAATGGATAAAACAATTGATAACGCTGAATCTAGCGCAGCTGAAGCACGTGGCGCAGCTGGCCTGCAATCTCGTGTAAGTGAAATTATTAAAATCGGTGAGCAGTATAAAGCGACCGACCTTGCCGCACAATTTGTGCGCGATGGTAAGTCAGTCGATGAGTTTAAATCGGCGTTATTAGAGCGTAAATCTTCTGCGGCGATGCCTACAGCCGACATTGGCCTCACAGAAAAAGAAGCTAAAAACTTTTCATTCTTGCGCGCAATTAACGCCTTAGCTAACCCAACCGACCGCAAAGCCCAAGAGGCCGCAAAATTTGAGCGCGAATGCTCTGATGCTTATGGTTCTAAAAACGGCCGCTCAGCACAAGGCTTTTATGTGCCAGTTGAAGTGCAGCGCCGTGATTTAGTAGTAGGCACACCAACCGCTGGCGGCAATACCGTTGATACATTACTGCTGGCATCAAGCTTTATTGACCTATTGCGTAACCGCATGATGGTTGCACGTATGGGCGCACAGTTCTTAACTGGCTTGGTTGGCTCTATTGCTATTCCACGCCAAACTGGCGGCGCAACCGCTTATTGGGTGGCAGAATCTGGCGCACCTACTGAAGCGCAGCAATCATTTGACCAGGTAGCAATGGCACCAAAAACTGTCGGTGCATTTACCGACATCAGCCGTAAATTGTTACTGCAATCAAGTGTTGATATTGAAGGCTTTGTGCGCAGTGATCTTGCCACAGTATTGGCCCTTGCCATTGACCAAGCAGCCATCAGCGGCTCTGGCGCTTCTAATCAGCCAACCGGCATTTTAGCAACATCAGGCATCGGTGACGTTGCCGGCGGCACTAACGGTTTAGCACCAGCATGGGCCAACATTATTGAGCTTTGGTCAGATATTGCCAACGCCAATGCTGATTTTGGCTCACTCGGTGTGCTTACCAACTCAAAAGTGCATGGCAAGTTAATGAGCACGCTTAAATCAACTGGTGTTGCTGGCTACATCGCTGAAGCATTCCCTGATATTAACGGCTTTAGTAACTACGGTGGCATTCGCGCCGGTATCTCCAATCAAGTGCCAAGCAACCTAACTAAAGGCGCAAGCTCTGGCGTTTGCTCTGCACTGATTCATGGCAACTGGAATGATTTAATTATCGGCCAGTGGGGCACGCTTGATTTAATGGTTGACCCTTATACCGGCTCAACTAGCGGCACAGTGCGCGTGATCGCTTTGCAGGATGTTGATGTGGCAGTACGTCACCCAGAAAGCTTTTCAGCCATGAAAGATGCGCTAACCGTTTAGTGAATTAGGCGGCGGACAAATAAGGCCCGCCGCCTACCCTTTAATTTGGAGCATCTACCATGAAAGAAAAAATAAAATTTATCAAAGTATTGTCTGGCTGCGGT